CGGTCCGGATCGCCAGCAGATCGGCCATCGCGTCCTTGTAGGGATCGACGGCATCGAACTTCGGCGGCGACCATTCCACCGGCACATCCGGCGTCGGGATCTGCCCCGCTGCCCATGCGGCTTCCGTGAACCAGCGCCAGACGGGGGCGCAGAGCATCGGGATGAACAACTGCCACTGCACGGCGTCGATCATGCGCCGGAACTCGACGAGCCCCGCCCGGATGGAGGAATAGTTGACCAAGGACAGGTCCCCGGTCAGCAACTCGTAGGGCACCCGGAACCCGGCCGAGATCGTGTGCAGGCTCGCGCGCTTGTATTCGCCGTAGCCGCCCGTCGCCGAAGGCTGGTTGAACCGGATGTCCTTGCCGCCGCGCGCATAGGCGATCAGCCCGGGCTCGAACTGCTCCACCCGGTTGCCATCCGCATCGACCACGGAGGGCGCGATGCCCTGATGGGATTCATCATCGCCGAATACGATGGCGGTGACGCAGGCCTCGGTCTTCTTCCGGACCAGTTCGGCGACCTCGTAGTCGTCGAGATCGCGCAAGCTGCGGATCACCGGCGCGCCCCAGGGAACGCCGCGCGCCTGCGTGCGCTGCTTCTCGTAGACATGGGCGATCTCGGTCGCCGGGACCGGGCGGCTCTGCAACCCGTTCTGCAAGGCCCCGTAGGCGTCGCCCGGATGCTCCGCGTGCAGCCAATAGGCCCGGCGCTTGCCGACCGGGTCGAACTCGATCCCCTGAACGAGGCGTCCCGCCCCGATGGCGCCGGATTTCGTGGCGTCGAGGAAGTCGGCCTCCAGCACCTGCAGCTGCAGCGGCACCGGCAGGCCGTCGCTCGCCCGCCGCAGTCTGCGGCGCACCAGGACCTCGCCCGCCTCGACCATCTCGCGGCAGATCAGCGTCTGCAGGCCGTAGAAGTCGAGCTGACCGTCGGCGTCGCAGTCCGCCGTCCAGCGTTCGAAGAGCGCATCGACCCTCCGGTCGAGCTTGTCGTCGCCGCTGGCGGCGCGCGGCATGATGCCCGCGCCGATGATGTTGTTGACCAGCACCGCGACAGCCTTCGCCGCGTGCGGGTTGTTACGCACCAGATCGCGCATCCGGTCGCGCAAGAGCGCCCCGGCCACACCGATCTCGGTGTCGGCCGAGGATCCCGGCGCCCGCCAGCCGTCCGTCCGTCGCCCTTTTGCCGCCCCGTCATAGCCCCGTGTCAGGGTCTCGAATGCCTGCCGCGCCAGCACACGGCGGGCCGCCATGCGCGGCGCCACCGATGCGATGGCGTGGTCGAACCAGGTCGCCGACATCAGCGATCCCCGCGCGAGAAGCCCGCGAGCCCCGCGACCGGCAGCGGACGCGTGGTCCCCGCGATGGCGCGCTCGATGGTGCGGATGCGGGCGAGCAGATCTTCGGCCGAGCCGTAGTCCACCGACTTGCCGTCATAGCTGACGCGGGTCGTGCCGCTGGCATAGGCCCGGCGCAGCGCCGAGAGTTCGGTTTCCGTCCAGTGCATGCCCTTCGCTCCCGCTCAGTGCGTTCGTTCCCTCACGAGGCTCCACTGGAGCCTCGCATCCGCTGCGCGGACCGGTCCTCACTCAGAACCATCCTCCGCGCCGCCCGAGCCAGTCGGAGCGGCGCTTGCCCTGCGGGGCCTGTCCCGGCCGGTTGATCTGCCCGGCGGGATCGGTGTCGGTGGGGGCGGCCCCGAGCTGATCCTCGAGGTCGCGCCATTTCGCCTCAGACCAGCGGTCCGCGCCTGCGATCCAGGCGGCGGCGCGCGCGTAGACCCGGCAGTCCAGCGCCTCGTTACGCTCGCGCAGCTTCTGCCATTCCAGCCGGGCGAAGCCGCGCTTCGTTCGCACCGTCACCAGCTGCTCGGCGACGAACTGCTTCAGCCATTCGTTCTCGACCCAATGCGGCAGATGCACCGAGCCGGGCGGGAAAGCCGCGCCCTCTGCGCGTTCCTCGGTCGTGGGCCTCTCTAGCCGCAGGAAGCGGTAGGTCTCGGCCTTGAAGGTCGAGACCGCCACGGTCCAGAGCCGCGCCCCGCGCCGCAGGCGTTTGCCACCCTCGGTCGCATCGACAAACGTGGGCCCCGAGACCGGGCTCGAGCGATTGAACCCCTCGACGCCCTTGACCGGCGACACCTGCGCGAAGCCTTGCGCCCGCGACCAGGAATAGACCGCCGGGGCCTCGTAGCCGGTGTCGATGGCCAGCCGCGCGATCCGCAGATGCGCGCCGCGTTCGTGGGGCCAGGACCGGTCCAGCAGCGCCGTCAGTTCCGACCAGGCATCATGCCGTTCGGGTCCGCCCTCGATCACGACATGATCGACGAGCCAGCTTTCCAGCCCGCGGCCCCAGGCCCAGACATCGACCTCGATCCGGTCCTTCTGGACGTCGGCACCGGCGGTCAGGAACAGCCCGCCAGCGGGCACCGTGCCGGAGGTCCAGCGCTCGCGGCGATCGTAAAGCCGCTGCCAGTCGGGGGCTTCTCCCGTCTCGACCCAGGTCTCGCCGAGGATGGTGTTGCGGAACGCCTTGATCGCCTCGTCCGAGCCCTGCGCCGCGTCCCATGCCCGCACGATCCGCTCCCAGCTCAGCCAGCCGATCGGCGAGTAGAGCGCCGAGAGGTGATACCCGACCGTGGTCGGATCGGCGGCCGTGGCGGTCGCCCGCCATTCGCCGCCCTCCAGCATCGCCGTCTTGTGGTGCTCTGCGATGGGCGTCTCGCAGCCCTCGCAATGGTAGGCGGCGGTCTCCGGCCTTCCCTTGTCCCAGCGCAGCCGGTCGAACTTCAGCCATTGCATCGTGCCGCAATGCGGGCACGGCACGAAGAACCGGCGCTGATCGCTGGCCTCGTATTCCCGTTCGATCCGGCTCAGCCCCCGGATGGTGGGCGTCGAGACCAGGAACACCTTGCGCCGGTGCGCGAAGGTCAGCGACCGAGCTTCGGCCAGCGTAACCGGATCGCCTTCCTCGTCAGCGGACGCCGGATAGGCGTCGACCTCGTCGAGGAAGATGTAACGCGCCGGGGTCGAGCGCAGCCCGACCGCCGAGTTGGCGCCGGTCATTATCAGGATGCCGCCCGCGAATTCCTTCGACAGCATCGTGTTGCCCGCGTCCCGCGACCGGGCAGGTTTGACCCGCTCCCGCAGCTCCGGGCTCTCGTCGATCAGCGGGTCGATCCGCTGGCGCGAGTTGCGCTTGGCCAGTTCGACCGTCGGCTGGACCGCCAGCATAGGGCCCGGCGCCTGGTGGATCGCGAACCCGATCCAGTTGTTGCCCGCCTCGGTCGCACCGACCTGCGCGGCCTTCATGAACACGATGCGCTGCATCACGTCGCCGGGCGACAGCCGGTCCATGATCTCGCGCATGTAGGGCGTGCGTGCCGTGCGATACCGCCCGGGCTCGGCCGAGGCGCGGCCCGACAGCATCCGGTGCCGGTCCGCCCATTGCGAGACCGTCAGATCCGGGTCTGGCGTCAGCCCCGCGCCCCAGGTGCGCAGGATTTCTGCCGCGCCGTCGAAAGCTGTCAGGCCATCGTCCGGCCCTGCGCTTGCGCTCCGGGCATTCGTCCCTCGCAAGGGTCCACTGGACCCTTGCGTTTCGCTGGCGCGAAACCGGTCCTCATCACCGGAAGTCGGGCCGGACCTCGGCAAGTTCGTCGAGGTGGGCGCGTACATGTTTCTCAAGGACCTTCTGCATCGCGGCTGGCTCGACGCCCAGATCGGCCGCCATCAGCGCAGACGAGCGCGCAGGCCAGTTCACCCATGCATCCCGAACTTCCCGCGCCAGGCGGAACACAAGCGACAGGGCGCGGGCCCGCTCGATCAGTTCCCCCTTCAGCTTCTGGAGCCGGATGCGACGCTCCTGCGCCTTCAGCACCTCGTTTGCCGTCTTCGCCTGCAGGAACGTCATGGCCCCGCTGGCCACGGGGGCCGCGAGACCCTGTTCGCGCAAGGTGTCGCCGACCGCCGTGACGGCCGCCTCGGGGACCGGCTTCATGATCGGCGCCGGTGGCTTGATGACACGCGAATGCGCGCGCCTGTCTTCCGTGCCCGCGCTCCGCTCGCCCCGCACCTTCGACGGGTCTGTCATCTCGGCCCGGCGCGCATCCGAGGCCTCCGCGTCGATGGAACCGTCGGGGAACAGGACCAATCGCTCGGCCGTCTTCGCCTTCTGGATCGCGCCCCGCGACAGGCCGACATGCGCGGCGTATTGGCGCTCGCTCATGCCCCGCATCGCACATCCGGAAAATAGATCAGGATCATCTGCTTGTCCGCGTTGATGTGTGCCAACGACAGAGCGAAGCTGTGCCTCGACAGGACGATGCAACTCACCCCCGGCGGTGCCTGGAACCCGCGCAGACCGCGGGCTCGGGGTCGTAGAAGGGACGCGATGGTCGCGGCCTGACGACGGAGACGACCCCCATGACACTTTTGCACTCCCAACCCTGCCTCGTGCTCACCGACCGTGGCGGAGAGATCGGCTGGCTTGGTCAGTTCCCTGACGTTGCCACCGGCCAAGCCGCCATGGCACACTGGCTGAAAGCGCCGGATCGCGACCCCGAGGACGCAGCCTTCATCCTTCCGATCCTCGGCTTCGGCCGCGCCGCAATGGAGGGATGAACCATGACCCAGCTTTCCGACACCCAAGCCCTGATCTTGAGCGCCGCCGCCCAGCGGCCCGAGCGCATCGCCCTGCCGCTGCCCGAAAGCCTGCGCGGCGGAGCCGCCGCCAAGGTGGTCGGCGCTATGCTGGCCAAGGGCCTCCTTCAGGAGGTCGATGCCAACCTGCGCAAGGGCGAACCCGTGTGGCGCCAGACCGGCGATGGCCACGGCACCACGCTGGTCGCCACCGATGCAGGGCTCGCCGCCATCGGCATCGAGCCCGAGGACGCGAACCGCGCGCCTGCGGGCGCGACGGACGCGCCGACCGACGAGCCCGCGCCGGTACCCCCCACCGAACCAGAGGCTGCGCCCAAGGCGCGCACGCCGCGCGAGGGCACCAAGCAGGCCACGCTGATCGCCATGCTGCGCGCGCCGGACGGCGCGACCATCGAGGAGGTCATGGCTGCGACGGGCTGGCAGTCGCACACGGTGCGCGGCGCGATGGCCGGGGCGCTGAAGAAGAAACTCGGGCTCGAGGTGACCTCGGAGAAGGTCGAGAACCGGGGGCGCGTGTACAAGCTCCCCGCCGCCTGAGGCAGCAGACCCCAACAAGTCGATGGCCGCCGTCCCGCCGGGGCGGCGGTCGATCATTTGGCGCTCCGCATCCGGATCGCCTCGAACACCCGCCGCAGGGCGAAGGATCGTGCGATGCTCACCACGGTGAACACCGCGCCCATCTTCAGGTTCTGCGCCAGCGTCGTGTGCAGCCCGAAGACCGGGAAGATCAGGATCTGCGTGACGACCGCGACGCCGTAGCCGACGATCACGTTGGCGACGGATTCGACCAGCGACAT